GGTGCTGCGGCTGCTGGTATGGGCGTTGGTGCTGGCGTAGAAGCCGGTGGACCACAACTTGTTAATGCTGTATCTGGACCAATTGGTCCAACTGTCGCTGGAGCCGGCACTTCTCTTATCCCCGGCATATCAAATACTGCTCTTGGTATAGGCGCTGGCGGTTTAGGTTTGATGGGTTTAATGAATGCTGAAAAGAAACAGTATGGCGTACCTTCAAATTCACAAGTTAACTGGAATGGCGGATCATTGTCTGGGTTTCGCTACGACCCACAACAGTATGGCCCAGATGTAGTACGTCCACCTAATCCACCATACCAAGCCCAATACGCAGATCGTAGAAATCCTCCTAATACAGTAACACCTATGGCACCTTATCAGCCCGTTATGATGGCTGCTGGCGGTGGTTTAATGAGTGATGAAAACTTTGCTGGTGGCGGACTAGCTGATTTAGGTAGCTATTCTGATGGTGGTCGTATGCTTAAAGGTCCGGGTGATGGTATGAGCGATTCTATTCCAGCTACTATTGGTAGAAAACAACCCGCACGTCTTGCAGATAATGAATTTGTAGTACCGGCTGATGTAGTAAGTCATTTAGGTAATGGTTCTAGTGATGCTGGCGCTAAAAAACTATATGCTATGATGAACAATGTGCGTAAAGCTCGTACGGGCAAAAAGAAACAAGCCCCACAAATTAACGCAGCTAAATATATGCCAGCATGAATTTGAGTATTAGACATGTTCCAATTGAATACGTTAATCAAGCTTGGCCTTTGGTCGAAAAGTTTATTGAAAGTGCACAAGAATATTGTGGAGATGATTACACAGTTAGCCAAGTTAAAGTCTACGTGTCGTCAGGGCAGTGGCTTTTGGTTGTAGCAGTAGATGATGAAGGTGCGATACACGGAGCAGCAACAGTATCATTTTTAAATTACCCAAATGACAGGGTCGCTTTTATAACATTTATTGGCGGCAAGTTAATATCTAATAAAGATACGTTTGAGCAATTTAAAAATTTACTTAAGGCTAACGGAGCCACTAAAATACAGGGTGCGGCTAGAGAAGCAATAGCCCGTTTGTGGAGTCGTTATGGGTTTGAAGAGCGGTACAGAATTGTAGAGACTAAGATATGAAAACAAATTATTCAAGACGGGAACTTTACGCATTAGGTGAAACCCTAGGCAATTCTGCTACCTATAAAAAAGCTGGCGGTGGTTATGTTCTTGGTGGTGGTGGTGGCTCTCCTCCCCCTCCTCCCCCTGCAGCTGCGCCGACTCAAACTACCGTAGCCAACACAAACATTCCTGAGTATTTACGCCCTTATGCTGAAACAATGCTTGGCGCTACTCAGCAACAATTATTTGATACTACACAAAACGCAGATGGTACAACCCAGATTACCGGCGTTAAACCCTATGTACCGTATAGCCAAAATCCCCAAGATTACATAGCTGGTTTTAGCCCGCTGCAACAACAAGCTTTAAACACTACAGCTAATCTACAAACTCCACAGCAATATCAAGATGCGTCTCAAATGGCGGCTATGAGTGGTGTAGGGGCATTAAATGCTGGACGTAACTATGCTATGCAAGCAACAAATCCGTACGTAACACAAGCGTACATGAACCCATATGTACAGGCTTCATTAAACCCACAACTTGCAGAAATTCAAAGACAGTATGATATTACTGGCACGCAACAAATGGGTAACGCTACTAAAGCTGGCGCTTTTGGTGGTAATCGTGAAGCATTAATGTCTGCTGAAAATCAACGTAATAAAAACATGGCGATGAACCAAGCAATTGGTCAAGGCTACAACCAAGCTTTCCAGCAAGCACAACAAGCTCAACAGTTTGGCGCTAATTTAGGTTTGCAAGGTTTGGGTCAAGGCGCTAACGCTGCTAATACACTAGGTTCACTAGGCGGTCAACAGCTAGCGGCTCAGCAAGGCATTGCCCAATCACAAATGCAAGCGGGTACAGCCGAGCAACAACAGCAGCAAAACATAATGAATCAAGCAATTCAGAACTACGCTACTGCACAGCAATACCCACAACAACAGCTGTCATTTATGAACGCAATGCTGCGTGGATTGCCAACGCAATCTACAACAACTCAACAATATCAAGCCGCCCCAAGTACGCTAAATCAAATGACTGGTTTAGGTATTGCCGGTTTAGGTGCGTACAAAGCGTTTGGAAGCTAAGGAATAATTATGGGAATGAGTTTAGAAGAAATGTACAAGCTGGCGCTTAATCCAAAATTGTACCCAGACCAAAGATTACTAGCTGTTATGCAAGGTAGAGACCAGTCTTTGCCTATGGCTGTTGCTATGTCCGCTAAACAAATGCGTGATAAACAAGTTACAGCCGCTAAAGGAGCGCAAGCTAAAGCACAAGGCGCTCAGCCTAGCGTTAAAGATAGAATGATTGCGCAAAGCGCACAGCAAGAAATGGCTGGTTTAGATCAGTTACCTGCTCCTACAATGGAAGCTATGGGTGAGCCTGCTATGGGTGCTGGCGGTGGTTTAGTGTCTTTTGCTTCGGGCGGCTTTAATTCTGAAGATGATGACAATGCTGAACAAGATGACCACGATGAATTAGAAGCTATGGCAGCTCGCTACGGCGATTTAGGTGGTTTAGGCGCTGGCATTATGGCTGTTGCAAACCCTGCCGCTGCTAAATACAGTTCACTTACTTCATTTGCCAAACCAGCTGCAGCAGCTGCGCCTACTAATTTTAAAGATATTGCAGCCGAAGCCGCTAAAAAACATGGGGCGTCTTTGAATTTAGTACATCACGTTATGCACAAAGAAACTGGCGGGCATAAAGACCCAGCTAATGCGGTATCTAAAGCTGGCGCTACTGGCGTAATGCAATTAATGCCTAGAACTGCTAAAGAACTTGGCGTTAAAAATATTACTGACCCGTACGAGAATATTCACGGCGGTGTTAAATATATTGCACAGTTGGAACAAAAATATAAAGACCCTAAGTTAGCTGCTATGGCGTACAACTGGGGTCCGGGCAACGTAGATAAATGGCTCAAGCGTGGTAAAAACGAAAAAGCTGTGCCTAAAGAAACACGTATGTACGTATCTAGCCTTGCGCAGGGCGGTATTGTCAGTCTTAAAGGCGGTGGTGACTATAGATCGTTTGGTGAAGAAGCCCCATATGATCCAAATGAACCAAGTATAAGCGAGACTATTGGTACTATGTTAGGCTCTCCATTAGAACGTTTAAAAAATTCTATGCTTGGCGTTGGCGCTAAATCAAAAAAAGAAATTGCAGCAGAACTTGCGGCAATTAAAGAAGCTAAAAAGGCACCAGTAGTTGCTCCTGCGCCAGCAGCAAATATACCGCCAGTGGACACATCCAGTGCTGGGGCAATTCCTCCAGCAGGACCAACAACGCCAACAACGCCCCCACCAGCGGCTGTAAATCCGTTTGCAGATTCACAAAAAGCAATTGGCGATTATTTAGCAAATTTAACGCAGCAACGTAAACAAGATCAAGGTATTAGCGCAATTCTTGGAGGTTTAACTACTGCAGGCACCGCCGGTCCACTAAGCACAGCCCTTAAAACAGGCGCACAAACAGGCATAGGCTATTACGGCGATGCTCAAAAAGGCTACAACACTGCTATGGCTCAAGGTTTAGGGGCGCAAGCTGCGTTAGATAGAAATCGCGTATATCAAGAAATGTATGGTAATAGATTAGAAAACGCTCAAGGTCTTAAGTACGATGCTATGCTTGCTAACATGGATAAGATTGCGGAAGACCGTATTAAAAGCATAACTAAGTTTGGTAATTTTGATTTAAACAAACCAGAACAACGGCAAAAAGCTATTAATCAGATAAAATACGAAATGATTAATGCCAATCCTAATTTGAAAAAACACTATCTTGAAAGTACAGGTTTAGATGAGTTAGGCTTTAAAAAAATGTTTAACCCGGGATTGATAAGCGATACTCCAACATCACAGACAGTAAGAACTTTACCAAAATCGTAGTACCTGCAAACCGCTAGGAAAAATTTATGCCGTTTTTGTCGTTACCTGATGGTACATCCATGGAAGTGCCGAAAGGCATATCAGAAGATAAAGCTTTAGAACTTGCTCGCAAGAATTTTCCTGAAGCGTTCCCTGAAGAATACGCTAAGCATAAAGAAAAAACCGGTTTACTACCCGCTGTTAAGTCAGGCTTTACATCCGGCGCTGGTTCTGCATTAGAAGGTCTTGGCAATTTATTTAAAAGTGAAGACGTAGCTAAATACGGTAAAGAGCTTACTCAAGCCGCCGCAGAACAATACGAACCAACTACCGAACAAGATATTGGCGTCGCACGGCGTCAAGGCATTACATCTTTATTAGGCACAGGACTTAGCAAATACATTACAGAACCTGTAGGTGGAGCCGTTGGTAGCCTTGCTGGTAGATACGGTGCGCCTATTGCTGCCGGTGCTGTTGGTAGCTACGTGGCGCCTGCTGGTGCTGTTGTAGCGCCCGCTTTGGCTTTTGCTGCAGCTAACTTCCCAATTCACTTTGGTGAAAACATTACCCGCCAAAAAGAACTAGGGCAAACCCCTGACTATGGTAAAGCTCTTGTACCCGCAATGGTGCAAACTGCGGTTGACTCTGCTGGTAACGCTATTGTTGGCGGAGCTATGCGTGGCGTAGCTATAAAGACGGCAACCCAAGAAGCCCAATTACTTGCACCCAAAGTATTAAGCGGTGCAATGAAACCCGAAGAAGCCACTGCGCAAATTAGCGGTAAGTTGATGAGCGTGTTAAAAGGCACTACAGAAGCCGCTGGCGCTGGTATTGCATCGGGTGTTGTTACTGAAGCTGGAAGAAGAACCTCTGCTGGGCAAGAAATGCTTAGCCAAGAAGCTTTAGCTGAATATACCCACTCTGCTAAAGAAATGGGTCTTGTGGCTCCGTTCTTTGGTTTGCTCCATGCAGGGCAGCCTGCTCGTGCTAAGCGTTTAATTGATGAAGCTAGAGCTAAAGGCGAAGCTCAGCGTATGGGTATTGCTAGAGAACAGCAATTTGAAACCCCACAAATTATGGCTGAGCACTATGCCAGCCCCGAAGGGATGCTTGAGTTAAAACAAGCACGAGATCCAATTTTAAGCGAGATGAAAGATATCAAAGAAGCGCTTAAAGGTAAAGGTCTATCTAAAGATGAAAAAGCTCTTGGTAAAGAAAAACTACAAGGACTACAAGCTCAGCTTGATGAAATTAATAACCGTGTAGGCGTTCCAAAAATAGCTGAAGAAGAAGGCGCAGCACCTAATACCCTAGAAGGACGTTTAGAAGCGCTAAGAGCCAAGCGTGCTGAAGATGAAGCAGCCCAAGAAGAAGTATTAAAGAAAGCTAGAGTTGGTTTAGAACTTGGCGAAGATATGCCGAAGGCATCAAAGCTAGAAGGTGTAAAGGATACCTTTACAGTACGTGAGAAAGAAGCGCAAGCTAAAGAGCTAGACGATCTTCGTTCTATGTTGGCTAATTCTATACCACGTATGAAAAATATGGTTGCTTCAATTGAGCAACAACGTGACGCTGCGCTTGAAAGCGGTGATGTGGCTACTTACCGCAAGTTGGCGGCTGACCACAGCCAAGTTAGTGATGCTTTAGAAGCCGCTAAGAAACAACAAAAGACTTTACCAAAATCTCCTGAACAAGAACGTGCGAGTCTTGAAAGCGACATAGAAAAATTAAAACGTGATGCCGCTAAATATACAGGTCCGGCATATGATAAAGAAGTTGTTGATAAGATAGCAAATAAAATTGAGGATGCTCAAAAGCGCCTTAATGAGTTGCCTGCTAAAGAGCAAGAAGATTTGTTTGCTCCTAAACAGGAAGGCTTGAAGTTTGAAGAAACTAAAGAAGAAAAAGCGTACGCTTCTAAACAGGCAGAATTAGAAAAAACTTTTGCTAATACAGATAAGTATTTAGTAGATAAGTTGTTTGATACTGTAAACGCTCAAGGTAAAGAAGAACCCGCTACTACTGCTCGAGTTGCAAGACTTAAACGTGCTATTGAAGAAGCAAAAGCTAATGGCGATGAAAAGTCTGAAATGGCGCTATACGACCGCCTTGATAATTTAGAAGAGCAATTAAATTTACGTCCTGAAGATGCTAGAAACAAAGCATTACTTGACCAGCAAAAATCTATTGATAATCTACGTGATGCTATTGAAGATGCAAAAGCAGGGCGCTATTTAGGTTTAAAAACAAAAGATACTTCTACGGCTGAAACTACAAAATCCGGATTAATGGACAAAGCTAGAGGTCACGCTGCAGAGTATATTGAAGCTGCAATTCGTGATATTAACGCACGGCGTAACGTTGCAAAACAAAAACCGCTAAGCGTAGATGAGTCTTTAAAACTTGCATTTGATTTAAAAGATTCGCTTGACAAAGTTATCAGCAATCAAAACCTGTCTGTATTACTGCGCCCAGAATATGCGCAACAACGCCTCAAAATAAAAGGTGCTACAACCGCAGAAGAAAAAGTTGCCCTTAAAAAACTTGGTGCGCAATACGCCAAATCAAGAAAAGAAGGCGCCCTTGCTGAAGGTGTTAGCCAAGTTGAAAAACAGCTTGCCGGCATTAAACAAAAGTATTTTGAAGGTGAACCGCTACGTAAAAGTGAAAAGCAGTTCTTTAGTTCTATGGAGCGTGATGCCGCACAAATGCTGCGTACCGAAGAAGCTAAAGAAAACCCTAACATGGAGCGTATTAAAGCCCTGACTCGTGAAGTAGAAGCCGGGCGTAAAGAAGATGCTCGCCTTGAAGCAGAACGTGCTAAGCAAGAAGAAGTTGATATGGAGCGTTATGCTCCGTCTGGCGTAAACCCAGACCAATATAGTTTGTTTAAAGAAAAAAACCTTGAGCCTGTAGCTACGGTACGTGCTACCCCAGCTAACTTTATGAAGTTTGTACACGTTCAAAGCGCCAAATTAAAGAATAGTATGGCTGCCGCTAAAGCTGCATTAGAGAAAGCGGCTGAAAAAGACAAAATAAAAGGCACATCTGCCGCTAAAGATAGAGCAAAGATGGAAGCCGAGTACGCTAAGAAAGCACCATTAATAGGGCGATTAACAGCACGATTAGAAGATTCATTTGCTGAAAATAAAGAAGCAGCAAAAACAAGAAGCGATACATTGCGTGATATATTTAGCAAGCCCTTGGAATACAAACTGTTGTTTGATATTGCGCAGACTAAAGAAAAAATTAAAGAGTACGAAGAAATTGCTGCTGGCGAAAAGGGTAAGTTTAAAGCCGGATATTTGAAGTACGTAGACCAGTTAAAAGATACCGTAGAACAAGCTGAAAAGTATATTGATGACATTCGTGCTCGTGATAGAGAGTTTTTTACTATTGAAAGTGAAAACAACAAGCGTTCTGTGCAGATGACTCGCAAAGCATTAAAAGATGCCCTTGCCGAGAATAAAGTAACTGAAGAACAAGTTGCCCCAGTTAGCAGAGAGATTGATCGTATTGAAGCCGCTAACCAAGCTGAAATTGAAAAGCGTGCTAAAGAAACACGTTTAGCAGAACAAGAAGCTTTGGAAAGACAAGCTAGTATGTCGTCTACTCGCCAAGAATTAATAGGCACTAATATAGTGCTGCCCGGTACTAAAGATGAAATTTTGCAAAAGCGTGTTGTTGAAAGAAAAACACCGTTAACTGCGGAAGAAAAGCGTGCTAATCTTTATAAAGAAAGTGCTGAAGGCGCTAAAGAAATGCAAGCTATACGCAAGCAGCTTGGGTTAGATAAGCCTAACCGCAAAGACGTGATTGCTGATTCTAAGGCGTATATTAAAGCCCTTGAAGACCGTATTGAAGTTAACGATAAGAAACGTCGTGTTACAAACCCTAAGAGCGAAGCTAGAGCAAAGTTTGAAGGTGTTGTTGATGCGCTTACTAAAGAATTAGAGAATGAAAAAGCTAATTTAGCGGAGCAACAAAAACTTGCTAAAGCTGAACGTGCGCTGGCTGTGGCTGGTAATGCGCCGGAACGTAAACAAAGATTAAAACCACTTAAGCGTGGTACTGTTGATGTTGCTAAAGATTTTGAAGAAGCTATTCGTTCTGAGCGTAGTTATGAGCCTGAGTATAGCCCTCGTGTTGGTAGAGATGACAATGGCAACTTGGTATTTAGAAAAGGTTTAAATGAGCAAGGCACAGCTGACGTAAAAGGTACTAGGTTAATTGCTGACGGCTTTAGAGAGAAGTTACCTGAGGGCGTTAAATTTGAATATGCCGATACAGCTGAAGCGTTGCCTGATTATGTTAAAGCCGAAGTAGGCGCAGATAACTTAGTTGATATGAAAGGTGCTGTATTAAAAGACGGCACTATTGTTGCGGTTGGCGATAAGCATACTAACTTACAAGATTTTCAAAGCACGCTGGCGCACGAATCTATTGGTCACTATGCTATAGATCGTTTGCTTGGCAAAAAAGGTTTAGTAGATTTAGGTCGCAAGATAGAAGCTCAAGACGGCGGTATTATCCGTATGGCTAGAGAAATGGGTGTGCTTGATGACGTAATGAAAGCTGTACGAGATGCACGTAGGGATAACCCTAAACTAACTCCTGAAAACGAAATGATAGTTTCTTTGCGTGAGATGATTGCGCACGTAACTGAGAAGCCATTAGAAAAAGGCATGATTGCCAAGTCTGTACGTTTTATTAAAGAGTTGGTTGGCGCGCTTAAGAACTGGCTTGGTTTAGATAAATACATGAAAGCCACAGACGCAGATATTTTTGCGTTGATTAAACGTGCTAAGAAAGAATTTGAAGCTGGCAGATTGCCTACTGGAGAGATCGGTCTAGAGCCTGCCTATCGCAAATCTTCTCCAACAAATACAAACGACCCACGTTACATTTTGTCTGAAGCATTAGTGGCTAAACCTAAAGGCGTTGGCGAAAAACTTAAAGGAAACTTAGTAGCTTTTAATACGCAGTTTGTTGACCGCTTAGCCCCACTAAAAGAAATCTTTAAGCGTGAGGGTGAAAAGGGTCCGGTTTTACAGATGATGTACAACTTGCTGGCTCATGGACAGCGTACCAATATTACTAGTGAAACAGTAGTAAATGGCGCTCGTGCGTTTGTGCGTGACCCTGTTACTGGCGAAATAACAATTCAAGCTTCCGGTGGTCCGGGTGGTAAAGATGTTGTTGCGGCATTATTAGAATCTAAAGCGGGTAATCCACAAGCGCTTGACGAAATGTTTACTGGCTATGTAGCGGCTAAACGTGCTAAGAATGTTGGATATGAAAAACTTGTTCGTGATGGCGAGATTAACGGCGTTAAGATTACTAAAGATATGCTGGCTGCCGCTGAAAGAGCCGGTGATGCTGACCCTGCGTTTGTTAAAGCATTTGAAACATATCAGAAATATAACCACGGCTTAGTGGATATGCTGGCTGACTCAGGCACTATTTCTAAAGAACAAGCCGCTAGATTTAAAGCTAAAAACTATATTCCATACTATCGTTCTCGTGGCGGTAACGTAGATTTGGTTATTGGTACCGAAGCGCCTATCCGTATTGGTACATTAAAAGATCAGCCATATTTGCATGAGTTAGTTGGCGACCAAGAAAAGATTCAGGATTTCTTCAAGTCTTCTGTTGTTAACACCAACATGATTACCGAAATGGCGTTGCGCAACAACGCAACAGCTAGCGTAGCTAACACACTAAAAGGTCTTGGAATTGCCGAAGTTCGTAAAGGTGATGGTCCTGCTTCTTCCGATGTTATTCGATTTAAATCTAACGGTAAAGACTACCACGCCGTTATTGACACCTCAAAGAATGCCGCATTTAGCGATATTAGCCCGCAGCTTTTGGTAAAAGGTTTAGAAGGTATTCCAACACAACTTCCGGGTATTGTGAAATTAATGGGTATGCCAGCTAACTGGCTCCGTAAAGGCGTTACACGCAACCCATTCTACGCCTATAAACAGTTAATTCGTGACCCAATGTCTGCTTGGTTGACAACAGGCGCTAATTTTACACCGATTCTGTCATCGCTTAAGGAAGTTAACAAAGCAATACAGGGCGGCTCTGAAACAACTAAACGTTTGCAAGAGGCTGGTATTTTAGGTGGGGAAGTTTACACAGGACGTGCGGAAGATTTAAATCAGATTGTTACCCGTTTAGAATCAGGCAAAATCAATCTGACTAGCGCAATGGCATTTATGGATAGAATGGCGTCTGAAGCAGATGCGTCTACTAGGGCTGTTTTGTATGACAGTTTCCGTAAACAAGGCTTGACCGATATGCAAGCGCAGATTGCCACGATGGAGTCTATGAACTTTAATACTCGTGGTGCATCGCCATCTATGCACTGGGTTAACACAATGGTGCCGTTCTTTAACTCGGCTATCCAAGGTTACAACGTAATGTATAAAGCCTTCACAGGCAAAATGCCGTTTGCTAAAAAACTGGAATTGCAGAATAAGTTAATCAAGCGTGGTTCGTTGATTGCGGGTATGTCGGTTCTGTATGCGATTGCACAACAAGACAATCCAGCGTATCAAAACGCTACGCCCGATCAAAAGTATATGAACTGGATTATTCCCGGAATGGGCAAAGAAGGTAAGGAAGGTTTTAGACTGCCTATACCATTTGAAGCAGGCTACATATTTAAAGCGTTGCCTGAAGCCTTGGTTAACATGGCTTATAAAGATGATAAAGCTAGAGAAGGTTTAGAAGCTATTAGCACAGTACTGCAAGCAACTAACCCGTTAGGTGTACCAACAGCTATTAAGGCGCCAATTGAACTTGCAATGAATAGTTCGTTATATACAGGGCGTGATATTCAAAGTAAGCGTTTGTTAGCTATGGAACCCGGTCAGCGTGCTTACGATACCACTAGTGAACCAGCTAAACAATTAGGCGCTTTGTTAAATATTAGTCCTGTGCAGATAGATTATTTAGCTAAAAGCTACTTCGGTGGTTTGTACACTACCATTGTGTCGTTGGTTAACCCAGCAATTATGGATAGCGCTATGGTTAAGCCTGAAGGAACATTGGCTGATCTACCTGTGTTTGGGCAAATGTTCCAGCCGGAAGATGCTGGCGGTATAACGCAACGTGCATATCAAGTTATGGAAAAAGCTTCTCGTAAGTCCGAAACATTTAAACATTTAACAGAAATAGGTGACGAGAAAAAAGCCGCAGCTTACGCTAAAGAAAACGAAGCCGAGATTGGAATGGGTCAATCTGCCGCTAGTATGAAGGCACAACTAGATCAGCTATCTAATGCAATTCGCACAGTTAAGGAACAACGCCTGCCTACTGGAATGTCGCCAGCCCAGTTTGCGGCTCAAAAACGTCAACAACTAACTGAATTGCAACAAGCTAGATCAAAGTTAGCGCAAGAGTTTACTGCCAACCTCGCCGAAATAAAACGCCAATCTTCCCGTTAACAATGCCGAGTTCAGCTTTGCCTTTGATGTGGTGATGTACGGCGGCTTTAAGTCCTTCTTCTCGGACTTCGGCTAGCTTCAAAGTAGGAACAAAGAACGCCCCTTTTGGGGGCGTCGTTTGCCAAGGATAATGTACTCTAAGTTTCCTGCTCATCCGTTGCGTCTACTCTACGGCTTATCTTCATTACGTTAACACGCATATTAGGACCTTTGGTTTTAAACAGTAAGTTCTTTTTCTCGTGGTACGAAATCATATACGTTGGTAGCGCTTCCATTTGTTTCTTAAAGTTAGAGTAGCCAAAACTCATTGATACGCAGTGTGACCGAAGTTGTTGTTCTTCAATATAGTAGTCAATCCAACCCGGGGTTATGTCGTGGTCTACCCTACCAGCAATCTGCGAACGTGTAAGCGATTGATCTACGATACCGCCATTACCAAGCATGGCTTCATGTGCGCCGTTGAAGTTCTTCACAATAACAAACTTGCCGTAGTTTTCTCGAGTGTAGGCGTTAAGGATGTCCTCTGCTGTGCGCTGTGAACCGAAGATTATGACCCGTGCCCTATCCACCATCCCACGCAAGACATCGACGACCGGCCTAACAGGTATATCAATAATGTTGGAATACTTAGAACTAAGAAGAATAGTAGTAGCAACAATACAAGCGTTGCCAGCAGACCAAAAGCGCTCGTCGTTGGTGGATTTAAACTCTTTCTTAAGCGAGTCGTAAGTTTTCTTATAGACATCTTTAACTGTATCCCTGTTTTGTACAACCCAATGTATAAAGCGCTCGCCTGCTACACCATAGTTTAGCTTCAATTTATCTAGCGTAGCCGATTCAACTACGTTCCATTCCAGTTTAACTGTTGGACACTCTTCAAGAATACGAAGCATCTCTGCCTGTGAAGCGTGCTTTCTCATACCGCCAAGGTAGTCGTAAACGTGAGTGTTTGAACTAAGCAAAGCTATTGACTTCCAATCCAACACATTCAGCCTCTCTTTATTTGCATTGGACTCCATACGCTCTTTGCCTTTACCTTGTGATTGGTCTAGCAAGAATGTAGGCAACCACTCAAAGTCTTCACGACTCTTAGCCGTAATCTCGTCAGAGATCAAAGGCAAACTACCTAGCAAACCTTGACGTTGTTGTAGAGCGACCGCCGATGTAGCTTGTCCTACCCTGTATTTCTCAGGCTCACCAAAGAAGCTTTCAGCAAGCGCTAGCGCTAGTGACTTGCCAGTACCCGATGTGTCTGAACCGAGGTGGTATGTCATACCGCTAAAACCTGTGAACTCCATAAGGATAGAAGCTGGACCCGCTATGCCGATGGTCAGAATGTTCCAAATCTCCCGTTTAACGAACAGATTTATCACTTCACGCCATTCTTCTATGGAGCCAGCCGACTTACAAGCCTTGTTAATATTTTCAAGTCCGGGTGTTGGGACAAACATTTTCTTGCCGTTGGGCGAGTATATACAACTGCTATATACAAAGGTTCGATCTTCTTGCCAGCCGTACTTATTAGGAACCTTGATTGCCGCCTTGTTAGCGCTAGCTACTTCTACACAGGCACGGATGTATTCAAACAAGTTCTTGTCATTGCCTGAACCAAAAGCTGCAATAATATTTTGGCTAGCCAAAGCTTTTACTGTTTCATCCTTACTTACTACAGCCCGTTGTGGAAGCAGAATATCAACTACGCCCTCAGGTCTGAACGCCATCATGTGAACGCTATGCTCCCCGTTGCGGTTAAGAATGTCCACAACAAATAAATCATACGGCAATAGCAGAACTTGTTTACGAGATTTACTGCCGTCGGCATCTTCCATGATTTTGTCCATGTAGATACCGCCATGTTCGCCGTAACTAAATCCTTTTGGTGGTACGGGTCTTGTAACTGCTACTGGCACAGCCTGCGCTTCTAGTTCAGCTTCCTCTAGTTGCGCTTTCTCAATCACTAATTCTTTCTCGGTGTTGTCGGTTTTTAATTCTCTCCCCCATACCAGAGGGTTAGTAATTTTACCTAGGTGTGGGCATGAGGTACAAATGCCGGGGTTTATTTCATCTAATTTTAAACAAGGACTTGGACCCTTAGTGCTATTCCATTTAGCGTCAATCCTAGCCTCATCGTATGGGTGCATCTCGCCTAATTTTTTTGCCCACTCATAGCCATCATCGCATTTCTTAGCCCATGACACAATGTTAAAAAACAATGGCTCCATGCCATCTTTGCTTGCGTTGGTTTTGTAATGCTCAATCTGACCGCATTGTTTTGTTGCGTCTATGTTTTTGAAAAACGTAGAGTTGTTTTCCATTAATTTGACACTGGTTGCTCCCGTTGCTTTGGGGCGCTTGCCGGGTATATTGAGAGAGGTCTGCTCGTAGCTAGTAGTTAGCAAGTCTTTGAGAATGGCATTGATCTTGTCCAATTCAAACACCCCGCCAGCCACTTTAATAACTACTTTACGAGGTTTTTCTTGCTTATAGTTGTTGGTGTCAGGAACCCTTAAAACCCTTGCCGCATCGCCTGTAACCCCAAAGTCAATACGTAGCCCTTCTTGTTTGCAAAGACGCTTCAGATTCTCCGCTACGGGCTTCCAAATGGCTATATCCACTTCTTCTGTTAGGGGCCAATAAACGTGTAATCCACCCCCACTAGATAAGATGTATGGGGTTCCGAGGTCAGCTAACGAAGTTGTAGACAAAAAGGAGTCCAGCGCCGCCGCAGCTTCGTTCTTATTAGAATAATCCTTTCCTTCGCCACAATCAATGTCTAAAAATAATGACTTGATTTTAGATGCGTTCTCTGCTACACGTTTGCCTGATTCTTTAAAACTAGCTAACGCATAAAACGCATTGAGTCCTTGGCTATTAAACTGCATAGCTTCTTTATACAGAGCGTCAATTGACTCAACAAACTTATGCTCTTTTTTGGCTGTACTTAATTCACAAGAGCAGTAATACCCTGATGACGGTAGCACAGTCGCTAAGAAATCTTGCGACTTCATAATTGCCCCTTAGTGATAGTTATTTAATCCGACTTGCAAAACGCTTGGTAAGCTCCTCTTGAAAAATTAAAGGCAAAAAGCCTCGCTCTTCCATAAAGCGTTGTGAAAAATGGGATAACTCTTTGTCACTAAGGATTCGTGGTTCAATAACTGTTTCTATTTCTTGTTGCATTTTCTCATTGCCTCTTCTGATGTTGCGCTGGATGTGAGAATAGTTAATAAATTTTCTACACTCTTACGATATGCTGGCGATACTTCAGATCCGCCAAACCAGTTATAAATTGATTGTCTTGTTGCGCCTGTATATTCTGCAATTTTTATTACAGGGAAGTCCAACTTAATAGCCCAACGACCTAGCTGATTGCCTAGCGTCTTGGGGGCGCTTGATGTTGTTTGTCTTATAGTTTCTGAATACGGCATATTTTTCTCGTTAGTTAGGGTGGGGTACTTGCGTAATGTGAAGGAGCCGTCATAAACAAACGGACGTACGGGCTATTTAAGGTCGCCGAGCCGACCTACGCTTTCCCCCAAAACTTTACTCGTCGTCAGTTTCCCATTCACCAATAACTTCGGCTAGCTTGCCTGTCTTCTTGGCTGGTACTGCGTTGGGTTTAACGGCGGGTTTACGTTTTTCAGGCTCATCGACTTCATCGTGCGCCTCTGCCTTAACTGGCTTCTTACCTTCTAACGCTAACGGAGCATCTGTCTTCTTAGCTACGCTCATGGTTACGGCTTGCTTAGCTTCAGCAGACTGACCCTTCTTAGAGCAAATTTCATACTCATCATCAGACAACCAACGCTGTGGTTGGAAGAACAACTTGGGTACTGCCGCCTTAGTATCAAAGCGTAAACGAGTTACCAAAGTTTCAGGGTTAATGCTCTGTGCCGCTAAGTAGCGTGCGTATGCTTGCAGTGGGCGCTTGTCACCATCTTCCTTACCAAAGATAGAAGTAGCGGCTAGGGTCAACTGCATGATGTCGCCTTCCATATCGTTAGCTAATACAACCGCTAAACGTTGGCTGAAACGACACGCACGAGAATCACCTTGACCTGAACCCTTAGCATTTTGTGGGCAAGTAGCACATGAATCAGATTGTGGCTCATCAATGCTTGCGTCAGGTTTGTCACCATCAGCAGACCAGCAAGTAGGCGCAGAGGTAGCGCCTTCCTCGTAAGTGCCAGCATAAAATGTGCGGCTGATTTTTGGTGCGGCTTGAACGATAACTACGTCAAGATGACGGTCATCAATGGCGGCTACTTCTTTACCGCCAGCGATCAAACGGAACACGCCGCCTTTTGTCGAGATACGTTTTGTTGATGCACCCACGCCACCAGCAAGGCTCTTAGCTAATGATGATAGTTCTGCACTCTTAGCAAAAGCTGGTAGTTTTGAGGGGTTAAATGTTGTCAGTTCAGACATTTGTTTTTTCCTTAAGTTGTTGGTTTAGTAACGGTTACGGTGTTTTCAGTTAAAGAAGATAACCCCGCCGGAACCTTTCCGGGATTTTCTTCCAAGAATAAAGCCATATTCTTTTGCGCAATTCTTTGTTCAAACAATTCTAATGCGTCGTGTTCTAACACAAACGACTTGAACGAATCCCAATCGTCTGTGTAATACCTTGTCTTAGTAGATAAGGATATGTTGCCGCCATCTGTTCTAACAGACTTGACACCAAGTTCACGCATCTGATCTTTCATAGCGTTTTTGATTTCAGCTTTCTGTTCTTCCAGTTTATCTAACTGCTTTTGCATTTCTTGCGCTTTTAAATATATCTTGCGATACACCTTTGCTAGAGTTTCTAGCGGTATTACTTCTGTTTCTTCTGACATTTTAGTTTCTCCTTTCAATGCCTTTGTCAAATACTTTACATCTACAGCGGTGCAAATACAACCCTAACTAGGGTTTTTACTTAACCGTTAATCTCGTCTTTGTACAAGCTTAACAGAATGTCGTGTCCTCTTACCCGTTTTTCTAGTTGGGCGAACATCTTTTTTTCTATCTCGCTACCTTGTAAGTGTATCACAGTTACTTTCGT